GATGGACTTCCTTCCTTTGTTTGATTGACCCGGTGCGTTCATCATACGCATGGACGGCTGGACGAGCCACGGCTTCAGCCGACGGATAAACATGAAGGGTGGCCAAAAATGCCAAGAGTCGTTGAAAATGAAAAAATCCCCTTGTTTCCAAGGGGATTTTTCGAATGGCTCCTGCGACTGGGCTTGAACCAGTGACCGTCCGATTAACAGTTAGAGAGTTTGATAGAATACCCCTTGGAACGATTGGGCAAAACGGCTTCATTCCAACGGTTTAACCTCACTTGAGGGTCACTTGACCCGCAAGTGAAGGTCAAATGGAAGTCTGAGAATGTCTGAGAATATGGAAGCAAGGAGGTAATCATGGCACGCAAAGCAAGAAACGGCATCGTCTACCCATACAAAGTCGAACGGAAAAAGAAGCTGGCCGATGGCACAATCAAGGCTTACCCCAGCTTCGAGTTCAAGATCGACGGGAAGACCTACAGCTGCAAGAAGTACGCCGACGCGAACCGGCGTCTGACCGAACTGCTCCAAGAGCGAGCCAAATTCGGCAGCACCAGCAACACGTCAGTCACATTGGGCGCGTATTCGGAACAATGGTTGGAACGACGGCAGAGGGATGCAGACCCGAAGACGTTCGCCAACTATCGAACCATCGTCCGCAAGCATCTGCGCCCGTACCATTCGCAGAAAATGTCGAACCTGAACGCCGCGGTCTGCGACCGCATCGTAAATGGTCTTACCGTCGTGAAGGCCATCGATGGCAAGAAAATGCATGTGAAGGCCAGTCTCAGCCTCCGCCGCCAGACGCACACCACGTTGAACCAGATTTGCAGTGCCGCCGTAGCGGATAGGATTCTTCCCACGAATCCGATGGGTGGCGTTCCCACTCCGAAGGACAAGGACATCAGTCTTGCCGACGAGCGCAAGAACGAAGCGCACGAGCGTACCGCATTCACCGACGATGAAGCCAAACGCATCCTCCAAGCCGCCAACGAACTAGGCATACGGAACGGCGCGAGGGAATGGTTCAGACTATGCACCGGCATGCGCCCCGGCGAAATCTTGGGGGCTTCGCTCCAAGACCTCGAACTGACCACCACGGCAAACGGCATCCCCTACGGCGAATACACCGTCAACTGGAAACTGGAGGAGTTGAAGAAGGAGCACGGTTGCGGCGAACCAGACCGTAAAGGCGTGTACCCGTGCGGATACAAGCGTGGTGCCGCATGTCCGCAATGGAGGTGGCGCATTCCAGACGGCTTCGACATGATCGAGCTGCAAGGCCGATGGTGTCTCACCCCGCCGAAATCGAAGCGTGGAAGGAAAGTGCCAATCATTCCCGCATTGGCGCAGACACTCGAAGCATACTTGGTGGATACCGCCGAAATACCGAACCCGCATGGACTCCTGTTCCGTCATGATGACGGCTCGCCCATCGAGCCGGAAGAGGACATCGAACAGTTCCGCAAACTGTTGGAGGCGGCGGGAGTACCCAATGCGGAGCATAGGAGCCGTCACGAAACCCGTCATACCGTCGTTACCATCCTCATGTCAATGGGCGTGGATGTCGGACTGGTCGAGGAAATCGTGGGCCATTCCAGCCGTCTGATGGTCGAACACTACCGTCATGCCGGGTTGAAAGAACGGTTGGCCGCAATGGAAACGATGAACTCCGCATTAGACTTGAAGCAGATCGAACAGAAAGGTGTCGTAAATGCCGCATGAGCTTGATGTAGTTTCGTATAGGGAAGGATACGGTCGAGGATTCGATGAAGCGTTGAAACTCGTAGAACGATATGGGTTCGTATTCAACGCACCCAGAATGGTGATAAACGGAGCCGGTTACGATACCTGGCATCCAGAAGACGAGTTCCCAAAGAAGATAACCATCACCGAACAGCAGTTGGACATTGAGAAACATACGGCGGTGCAAACTGTGGTGGATCACATCAGGGAAAAGTTTTGCAACATGTATCAAAACCGCTATTACGACCAAATGGGCCAACAAATAGACTTTGGTGATGGCGATAGAGCCAATCGAACCGCAGAATAGAAGCCCTAAAACGCAGAAAAGCCCCTCCCCCAGCATGATGCTGAGAGAGGGGCAACTTGTACAGGACGCGTACTAGTTGGGCATAGTATTCTTACACTTCTCTAACATCATGTTAGAGAAATGAAAGGTTTCTACTCGGAATACTTTGCCTTCAACTCGCTGACGCCAATCAAAGCGCCAACCAAGACGGCCAGAGCGTTCAACGTGGTCACGATCTGGTCAACGCATGGAAGGTTCCATGCTGGGCCGACCACATGCACGAACACAGCCAAAGCGGGCAACGCGATAAGCGCCAACCACTTCAGCACCTTGTACGCTTCGTCCGGCAGGATGTAGTTGTTTTCTTCGCCTGTTTCTTCCTGCGGCTTTTCGCCGTCATTCTGAGTCTCCTTGACTTCATCGACCATAATCGGTCTCCTTACCAGTAGAGGGTTTCGCCTGGATAGATCAACGCCGGGTTGCCGGAACGATAACCGTGGATGCTGTACATGTTCACCTTGTAGTATCCGGCGATGCCGCTCAACGTGTCACCGGAGCGGACGGTGTAACGGTGAGTGCTGTACGTGTTGCTGACCGGCTGACGTGCGACGCCGGTACCACGACGGCAGACCGTCTCGCCAGCGTAGATGATGTTCGGGTTGCCCGAACGATAACCTGTGTACTGGTTCCAGCTGCCGCCATTACGTGCCGCGATGGTGCTAAGAGTGTCGCCACTCTTGACGGTCACGCAGACGCTACCGCAGTTCGTGTTGGCCGGAGCGCTCACTGTCGAGCCTCCACCCAAACGCTGGTTCACAATCGCCATCACACGGTCGTAGGCACCGCCAAGAGCCTGACGGCGCTCGTTGCCGTTGCCGTACACGCCACGAATAACCTTGGTAGCCATATCGTTGTAGTCCGGCGTGGTAGTCACCTGCGGCTTAACCGGGTCGTGGCGAACCTCGGTCTTGGTCTTGCCACGATCACCATTAGCGATCTTCTGCCAAGCGTCACGCTCACCGAAGAACAGGTTGAGGTCAAGCGGGCCGACACCGTTCAGATAGCCGGTGGACGCATACTGCACCATGCCCTCGCCCTTGCTGCCGGCGTTCCACGGAGTGGACTGCCAGCCGGTCGCGTTCATCGACGCATACTGAGCCTTCCACAGCATGCAATGGGCGCGAACGTCGGACGGAATCTGATACACGGCGGAATCCTGCACGTACACGATGGGCCAGACCTTGGTACGCGAATACACCTGGTTGACCCACTGGCGCACCCAGTCGCCGTTGCCCCAAGCTGCGTTGCCGTTGGACTCCCAGTCCAACGCGAGCACGCATTGGCCCACATAGCCGTTGAACTGGTTGAGATAATGGTTGACCTCGGCGGTGACGTTGCCGCCGTCCGCGTAATGGTAGCCGCCGCAAGCCTTGCCGGTTTGACGTGCCCAATCGGTCTGGCTGTGCCAAGACGGGTTCGTGTAGCCGGAACCTTCGGTGATCTTCACGATGGCCGCGTCGGCGTCCACCACGCGCGTCACGTCAGCACTCTGCCAACCTGATACGTCGATGACGTTCATGTTCGCGCTGGCGACCGGCGCGACGGCGACGCACAGCACCGCAGCCAACGCGGTCAACGGCTTGCCGATATGCCGATGCAGACGCTTGTGCTTCGGCTTGCCTTTGTTGTTGAGGATGCCCACATCCTCTCCTTCCCGCCCCTCACGGAGCAATAGAAAAGGCCACCTCCGAAGAGATGGCCTTGCGGTTGTGAAAATCGATGTCAGCGCATGTGCGCGCCGTGGTTGAAAATGAGAATGAGTGCGAGGAGCAATAGGTAGGCTCCGCCCGCGATGAGCAGTCGTGTCATTGCCGGTCCTCCAAGTATTTTTCGGCTGCTGAGATGATCCAGCATTGCGCGTCGAGTTTTTCGAGCTTAGCCAGCTCGTATCGGACGGCCTCGCTGTGGTCGTGGCTTTGGTCACCGTAAATCAGTGAAATCAGCGTGTTTTTTATCGTGTCCCTGCACAATTCGTCCAGCCGCCCGTCAAACCGTTCGGAACGTTCGCCGAGCTGCCTCGTCTTAGCGAAATGCTGGGAAAGCACGCTGTTATACGGCAAGCGCTCGGGATTGACGTGGGCATACAGCCCAGTAGCCAATGATTCGAGCGCTCCCGGCCAGACTTTCAGGCCGAGCGTGATGACGGCGCACGCGCCGCCCACACCACCAAACCCTGCTAAAAACGTTTGAAACACATCACATCTCCTTTGAAATCGTTTAATCTTTTGGCATGGTGTCGCCATCGAAATAATTGCCCGGCAATCCCAACGAGACGAGCTGCTGCCACTGGTCTTGAGGCACGCACAAGCCCTTGCTCAGATTGACCGTGCAATTGTTCAGACCGACGAGAATGCCGTGAGTGGTGCTGGCGGCGGTGAAGACGTAATCCACGCGACCATTCGAAGTGACCAGCCCACTATCGCTGCCATTGGTGGTGAGACGCAAGCGCGGATTGTCGCCACTCGTGGACAGCATGTAACAGACGACGCTCACATGGTATTTCACGCCCGCCGTCAACCCCGTGAAGGTGATGTCCGATGGTGTCGTGTTCGTCGTCTTGACGCTCACACCGTCTTTCGGCATGACGCAGTGATTAACGATGGGAGTCATGCCACCACCCCCAAAGGGGTTAGGCGCGCGGCATCGTATCCCCGGTGAAATATCCGATGCCGTCGAGCAGGGTCTTGTTCGCCTGATACTCGGCCCACGTGCAGATGAGTATATTTGTCACGGTGACGGTCGGACTGCCTGACTTGACGGAATAATTCGCTGATAGCGGACTGGAATTGTCGACGTACGTCATGTAGCTGACACGTTGGCGTGCGCTGAATTCGCCCTGTGTTCCGATAATCGAGACAGTGCCGCCTGTGACGTTCATATCGAAACTGACCCAATATGTCATATATCTCACGCTCGGAACGGTCGTGAGATGCACCCAATTGTTGGCTCTCAAGGTGATGGTCGAGGTTGGGCTCGTGCATAGGTTCGTGATTATCATCGGACATCACCCGCCCGACGGACGCTCCTATGCGCGTGGCATCGTGTCGCCGGAGAAGAAGCCCGGAAGCCCCCCCCCACGGCTTTATCGTAAGTGTCGGCCAATTCCAAAATCGGATTGGCGATATTCGCGACACTGCCGTTCGGATAGAATTCGACACGTATCCGGCCACTGCCGGTGGAGTTGAATCGCAGGAGCAAATTGTTCGCATTCTGGGAGACGGTGGCATAAGCGATAGGCTTGGTGTCGCTTGACTCGAGACTGTACACCGTGAGCGGCTTCGGATTTTTGTCGTGTTCCGTCCAGAGGAAGCAGGCGAATACGAGTGCCGCGTTTTTCGGCACGGTGAGATTGAAACCATAACCGCCATTGTTGCCATAGATGTTCAGCTGCTTGGTGTCGGCGTTATATGATGCCTTCACTTCACCGGAAATGTTTACGTCGGCGAATGGGCCGGTGAAATTCGGATTGGTGAAATAGTTAATCCTCTGCATGCGTATCCCCCTTCACGCTTTCGAGCACGTCGGCGGGAATCAATTTCATGGCCGCGTTGAGCTGACTGGTCAGGATTGCGATTTGCTTGTTGAGAGTGCCGATTTGCGCGGAAAGAGAGTCGATGACCTCGTTCGCGTCGGCTGGAATCTGAGTCAAAATGTCTCCTTAAATACGAAACCCCCGCAATCCGATTGGATTGCAGGGGTTGAAAAACTGGGAAATACGGGTTAGTCGGCGGCGGTCATCGTATCGATACGCGTAACGGCCTTAAGTCCGTCGAGCGTCAAAGTGCGTCCGAGATTCGTCTTCACGTCCGTCAACGTGACGGACGTGCCGGAATCGTCGAACGTCGCAAGCACGCCACGCTGATAGTCGCGCCAAGATTCGGCGGTGCCGTCAGCGCTGGAAAACTCCAATCCCAATCGGCACAATTCCGCGCGCACCGACTCCTTCGGCGGACGCAAATCAAGCACGCCAGACGGCTCGGCGGGCGTCACGGCAGGCACGGTATCGGTAGTGGTCTCAGTGGTCACATCGGCCATAATCAATCTCCTTATTGTTGGTTGTTTTGAGGTCGTGGCATGAGGGATTGGTAAAATCTCTCCTCGCACTCGTCCAGATTTGATTGACTGGACTCGTCATTGAGGAAATCGTCCAATCCCTCAATGTCCTTGGTCACGGTCACGTCAATGCCACTCGACGGCTCCTCATCGGAGTCATCAGCGGACAGTGTGGCAATGAGATTCGCGTCCGTCTCATTCGACATGACCGGCAGATTCATGCCCTCACGCGTCCTGTTGCGTGCGGCGGTCAGCGGGTCATTCAACACTTCCCCATCGTCGGACATCATGCTCACGCCGGTCGCGGAATCCACCAAAGCCGCCTCCAACGCTTCGAACGCTCCGGTCCACACGCCCCTGCCGGTCTTCGGGTCATACCGGCTCGTGTCCTCCCTGCCCTGCATGATCGCGGCTATCGCTTCACGGGTCGAAGCCAATCCGAGCAGCGCCTTCCACGATGCGACCACATCAGGCGTGAAGACGAAACTGTCCGACCCGTTCACCGGCGGATCGCATCGGATGATGCACAATCCGTTCTTGTCCCGTTCAAAGGTTGCTGACAAGATTTCCTCCAATCATTTGACCAAATAAGCCAGGAATTCCGCGTAAATATTCACCGGGCAAGGCTGGTCGGCGTTGTAAAGCTTCAACTGGAAGCCGCTCTGCCCGCCCGTATTGAACGGATGTGCGATGATGCCCGCCCATTGCGAATCCGCGTTCGCGACGACGTAATAGTGGCCGTATTTCGTCGGGCTGAACGTGCAATCGACTTGCATGGAAGCGCCGGTCGCAATCTTCGAGCCGGGATTCGGATACCACGCCTTCCACGCAGCCTGGGCATGGAACGTAAAACGGTTCGTGATGCCACCAAGATAGCCGCCGAGATACACGTATCCGGTGCCGATGTTCGCGCCGACTCCGACCTCGCCGTTCGCGTCTTGCGCTTCGAGCCAGCACTCCGAACCGTTCGCGCTATCGCCGGACAGAGTGAGGAAAGCGCTGCTTTTCTTGCTCTCGTCCGGCTCGTCGTAATCCGTGTTCGCCACGGCATGCACTCTGGATGTGACGCCGCCGCTGCCGGTACCGCCTTTCTTGCGCGGCTTCGATCTGAGAGACATGAACGCGGCGGGGTCGTTCTTGCTCACGTGTCCGCTCCACAAGTCCAGTTCGCCCATCGAGCCGACCTGATTCGACTGGATGACAGAAGCAATGGCCGGATGCGAAAAGTAGGCGGTGGACCCGTTGTAAGCCGGGAATTCGATGCCATCACCGGTGAAAGTCTCAGATCCGCCGATGATGTAGGTCTGATAATCCGGACTGATACGCACCCTGTGCCCGCTCGTGCGGGTTTGGAACGTGCCGGTCAGCAGGTTGCTTTTGCCTTCACCGTCGAGGTAGACGGTCTGGTTATGAGCCGAATCCCACATCCGCAACGAGCTGCTGTTGAGCTTCATTCCCGTGTTCGCGGCCTCGGAGCTTTGGAATATCGCACCGGTGAAGACGTAGCCTCGGAACTGGCCTGCCGCCACCTTGTCAGACGTGATAGTGCCAGCCGCGATCTTGACAGCCGTCACGCTGTTTGCCGCCAGCTTGTCGGCGGTGATCGCACCAGTGACAATCTTGGACGCATTGACCGAATTAGCAGCCAATTTATCCGCGTCCACCGCGCCAGCCGCCAAGGCAGCAGTGGTCACGGCATTAGCCGCAATCTCTCCGGCCTGGATCTTGTGGACGTTGAGCAGCGCCACGGTCATGTCTTCCGTGACCTTGAGCTTCGCCGTCGTGACCGAGTTGGCTGCAATCTTGTCGGACGTGATGGCCAGTGCGACGATATTCCGCGCCTGCACCGAATCAGCCGCCAATTTGCCAGCGGTCACCGCATCGGAAACCAGCTTCTCGGTCGTGACCGAGTTTGCCGCCAGCTTGTCCACCGTGATCGCGTTCGCCTTGACCTTTTCGGCGGTCACTGAGTCGGCGGCGAGATGCTTCGCGGCCACCGTGCCAGCAGCGAGGATGTTGTTCGCCACGAGGTCGAATGGCTCGAATCTCGTACCGTCCCACGTCAGGACTTCCACCACACGGTCAGACAAGGGCACCAAGACGCTCGGACTGTTGTTTGGCGCGCCCGTCCAGTACGTATAAAAGTCGGCCAAGAGGCTCGGTGAGTTGTTTTTCTCACCCTTCCAGCGGGTCCAATACTTCTGCGTCCTCCACCACATGTCCCCCGGCTTCAAGCCATCATGATTCGGCTCGTCGGGGCCACGGTAAATCAGATTCTTACCATCAGCAGTGGTCTGCGCCTTCTTGGCGGCCGCATTGGCTTGATTGGCCTGAGACGCTGCGTTAGCTGCGGCAGTCGCAGCCTTGTCGGCGGTATCCTGAGCGGTCTTCGCAGCCGTATTGGCCTTGACAGCCGCATTGGCCGCATCAGTGGCCGCCTTGTCGGTCACAGCCACCCAAGCACTGCCATTCCAGCGCTTCGGCGTGTTCGCACCATTCGTCGTGTCGATCCACAATGTCGTTGCCTTGCGCATCGACGTATCCGGCGCAGTGGACTGGATGAGCACGTCGGCCTTGCCGTTCGCCACGCCAGCCGCCGCCGCAGCAGCCGTATTCGCCTTCTGCGCGGCATTGGCCGCATCCGTGGCGGACTGGGCCGCGCTGTCTGCGGTGGCCTTCGCCTGCGTCGCAACACTCGACGCATTCGCGGCGGTGGCCTTGGCGTTGGCCGCATCGGTCTTCGCGGTGGAAGCGTCCGATTTGGCGGAAGCCGCGTCGGACTTGGCCGCATTGGCTGAAGCATTGGCCGTGTTCGCCAAAGTGTCCGCATTGCCGGCGGTCTTCTTGGCGCTTTCGGCGGCGGTCTGGGCGGCATTGGCCGCATCCTTGGCCTGACCTGCGGTCGCGGTGGCACTCTTAGCGGCAGTCTGTGCGGCATCCGCCGTTGACTGGGCCGTGCCTGCGGCGCTCTTCGCACTGTCTGCCGTGCCCTGCGCGGTCTTCGCTGCGGCAGCGGCATTCTCGGCAGTCTTCTTGGCGTCAGTGGTCTTCGCCGCATTGTCCGCGATATCCGACTTCGCCTTGGAAATTTCGTCCGCGTTCTTCTCGACATCGGCATAGCCAAGATGGTTCCACGCGGAGCCATCCCAGACAAGCGTATCGATCACGCGGTCGGAGAGCGGCACGAGCACGGAAGGCGAATTATTCGGAGTCCCGAGCCAGTACGTGTAAAAGTCCGCGAGCAGTGAGGGGCTTGCGTTCTTCTCCCCCTGCCACCTCGTCCAATACGCCTGCGTCTTGAGCCACAGGTCGCCGACGATGAGATTGTCCTTCGGCTCGTCGGGACCACGGAAAGTATGGTTCTTCGAATGGGCTTCGGCATACGCCTGCGCCGCCGACTCCTTCGCCTTCGAAACCTCACCGTTCGCCGTGGTCAGGTCGCTCTTGGTCTGCGCAATATCCTTCCGAGCCTGAGACAGGTCGGTCTGCGCCTGAGCGAGCGACTTGGACGCCGCGTCGAGATTCGACTTGTTGGCTTGGATGTCCTTCTGGGCCTGCGTCAGCTTCGCCGTATTATCCTTCAACGCCGTCTGATTGTCGGCCAAATCCTTTTGAATCTGCTTGACCTCATCCGGCGAGACGGCGGAAGCCACGGTCACAGTGGCAATCGCAGACCAGTCAGACTTATTGCCCGCATGATCGACAGCACGAAACGCATAAGTATGAGACGTGCCAGCCGTCAAACCAGTAATCACATAATCGCCAATACCAGTCGAAACAGCTGCAATCTCCTTGAAACTACCATTAGTCAAACGTTCGCCAAGAATGTTCCTGTCCCAGTCAATCGGCATGGAACCACCATCAGCAGTTTTTCCATCCCAATTAACCGAAACCACACCAAACTCAGATGAAAGAATCGGCTTAGACGGTACAGGAGGAGGAGTCGTATCCTTAGCGACAGTCAACGCGAACACGCTAGACCATTCGCCCATCTGATCTGAATACGATGGGACAGCACGCACTCGGATAAGAATCTGAACACCACAATCCAAATTCGACCAAGACAACGTGTGCTCGGTTGTAGTACCAGCCGAATGCCACTCATATCCAGTCTTATTCACACGATATTCGACCACATACGACGTGATGTCCATAGCAGTGCCATCAGTAGCCAACGTCACATCATCCCAACGGGCGGTCACCATGCCACGCGCATACCCGTTCACATTGATATAAGCGTCGGAATTGGCCGACAGATTCTGCGGAGCCTTCGGCACGCGATGGTCCTTTTCAGGAGCCGGAATCGCACCGGACGCTCCACCAAGATGAGCGCCCCCGGTAATACCGTTCATACGCTTCGTCAAACGAACCGAGGAATCATAATTCTTGTCGTTCAGAATCAGCGAAGCCTTGAACCCAGTCGAGTCGAGTTGCAAAGTGACCTGTTGGACACGGACCTTCTCACGGTTCGCCACTGTAGGCGCGGTAATCCAATCGCCTATCGTGTAATCGACAAGCGGCAGACAAGACGCTTCGACCACGTTCACGGATCGCGTGTACTGTCCGCGCACCCTAGCCGCGTTAGCCAACGTCGGTTTGATGAGATGTTCGGCGGTCTCCTTCTTGTTCACACCCTGTTGGCTTGAATACAATTCCCAACCGCCCCAAGGCTTCGGGGCGTTCGGATTATCCTGCCGGAAATTAATATTGTCGCCACGTACAAGGATCGAGGAAGCCAGACCATCGATACTTTCATCGTCAGGAGCTTCGGACACATCCTGCGCAAGCGTCACCACACACGATTTAGACAAGTCACGGCATATGGCGACACTATCCGCGTTCCATAACAGCAGTTGCCGGGCATCGGTACGCCAATCGCATAAGCCGTTGTTCACCAGCGAATCCAACACGTCCTGTATGGAAATGCCAAGATCGTAATATATGCTCGGCAGCATGTAGCCCCACTGTTTGCCAGCGGAATCGGCACCGGAAGTGAACCGGCTGCAATCGACTTTCACGCCGCCACGATTCCAATTCTCATCCATGAACGTGCGCATGATCGTGCCAGCGTTCGCGTTCGCGAATTTACGGGTGCCTTTCTCGTCGCCTTTGGTCTCCAATCTGGACGTGTCCAGATTCAGAGCCTTCTTCAACAGCCACCCGTAGGAGACGCCGGTCAACGACACCGTGTTGGATACGTCCAAAGCGTTCCTTGAACGTGAAGCGATAACAAACCGGCCATTATACGGTTCAATCCAGCGTCCACCATCAGACACTTCCACGGCGATTTCCAAGCCGGTTTCAAGACGCCGGTCAAGAATCTCACCACGCAAAGCTTTACGCGAATAGCTGACGGTCAAAGCACCTACAGCATCATGAGTGAACGACACAGTATAGGAAGTCGGCTCAGGCAGCAATCCAAGCTTGCTCCCATTGGCCTGATATGCGACAAGACGAGATTTTAGAGTCTTACCCATAAGCATCCCTCAACTTAAAAAGAAAGAAGCCAGTGGAAATCACCACCAGCTTCTCTTAAACCTGCACGCCACATTCCCGGAACCAGTGGCCTTAACTGCAATCCTGTAGTCACCAGAAACATCAGGATTGACTTGCAACCTACCGGAAGGCAGATAATCCAATCCGACTGTCTCGTTCTGAGAACCGCCAGACCATGCGGAATCACTATCGGAACTCCATGCAGTCAACGATCCCGCATCCAAATACAAGTAAGGCCGAGCATCCACGCGCGTGCCAGACCATGTGATACCGGTACCGGATACCGTATCCTTCACCGTTATGCCCGTCACACCTTTCGGGAAACGAAACACCATGTCTGTTATGGGAGCGTCACCGCAACTATACGGAAGTTGAGTGGAAAGCACACTCGGACTAGCGTTCGGAACGCCCTGCCAGAACGTGTAGTATCCGGCGGACGGCATCACCGAACCGCCGGACATGACCTTCCCACCGTTCAAAGGCAGTGAGACGGTCTCATGCGTGACGGAACGCCACCACACGTCAGGCATGGCGAACACGGCAGTGAACGGAACAAACCTGTTCGGATGACTCTTTGAATCATCAGGACTCAAAGAGGTCAACTCGACACGGGTACGCTGCTCGACACCATCGATAATCCGACTCATGACAAGATTCGGCATCGTGCACAACCGCATCAGCCTGGATGATTCACCAAGCACATCAGGCTCCCAAGCGCATACCTGCAACGACAATTGACGTTCCGAAAACCTAGGCGTCATGCCGGAAGAGATAGAACCATGCCGTTGCGGAACCGTCGAAACGGTACGGTCAACACTGATGGCGCTCAACAATGTCGAACCAACAGTAACGATGCAGTTCTCCGAATCAAGAGGAACATTATTCAACCTGTAGAAACACGTGGAAAAAGCCACGACACTCCCCTCTCACATGCCGATCATCGCAGCCTTGTCCAACTTCTGATTCGTCTGAACCGAGATTGGCGTGATAGTCGGATATTGGAAGTTCTGCGTGATGTTGTATGTAGGGCCGCTTTCAAACTTGACATCGTCGGAAGAACCTGCCGAATAGTCAGAAACCATGGAAGGCATCGAAACACGAGTCATACGACGCGCGTTCTTCAAATACTGGCTTGGGATGTCGCCACTCGCATTGATGGCGCTCATCACTCCCTTGCCGTACAGGGCCTCCATGCTATGCACTGCGGCGGCACGAACAACATATTCACCAGTGGACACGTCAGTGGAATCGTTCAAAGCGATGGAATCGCTCGTGTTCGTTCCGCGTCCGACGATCCTGCCGGTGCGGGTCACATTATCGCCCTCGACCTCACCGCCTGTGGCACGTCCTCTCTTGGTTCCGAAAATAGCGTTGAACGTCCTGCTCGCCCAACTTCTACCCTCGGCCCACAAAGTGCCGAGCATTCCCCAGAAACTACCGGAAATATTTCCACCGAACTGTGCGTTATACGTGCTTCCATTCCACTGGTTCGCGGTGCGCTCAGCACTGCGTTTCGCCGGCTGGGTGTTGTCCCTCGCGCCGAGTGACGCGGTGGGTCTCAACGAACCGTAGGCATTGGCGTCGCCTTTCAAATAGTCAATGGTCATCGAAGCAAGATCGGAAGCCTTCAGATTGGTCGTATAGCCATTGCCATCAGTGCCTTTCTTGAACAGGTCGGCATGTTTCCTGACCTCATCGGTAGCGACAACGGCCTGATTGCCGTTGGCATCCAACACGATGGTGTATTTGCCTGAACCGTCTGTGCTCGCATTGTTCATGAGATTGTTCACGGTTGATTGAACCTCATCCGCGCTGGACAATGCTCCGCTGTTGATACCGTCAAGGACCGTGGTGAAGATGGCCGTATTGCCCTCGCCGGGGAACAATGCCCGCAAATCAGACAAGTAGGATGTCAGATTCTGCTTCGACTGTTCCGTTTCGGTCTTGAACAATGTCTTGACCTCTTCAGGAGTCAACCCATACAGTTGTTGCAGTTTCTGAATCTCCGACTCCGGGACGCCCATCGCCTTCGCCGTCTCGTAGAACTGTGTTGACAATTCCTGCTGTTTCGCATTCACCGCATCGGTTGACGCGCCGGAAGCAACCAACTGTTCAAGCCAATCATGGCCTGTCGTAGCGAGATTCTGCAAGCTGGTCTGAGCCAACTGTCCAGCCTCGGTCATGTTATTGAACGAGTCCGCGGCACTGTCCCAAACGTTCTGTACGCCCAATTCCTTGATGCGTTGGATGGAATCACCCAAACCGTTGTAAATCTGACCATATTCCGTTGCGACACTCAAAGCGTTCTGCTGCGCGGTACGCTGATTATTGACAATGTCGTTGTACTTCTGCGCGGCACTGTTCAACATCTGCTGACGTTGAGATTGAGTCGCAATGGCAATGGAAACCGAATCGGAATCCTCACCCATCTCGATCAAACTCTTCGCATAGCCGGCAGCATGACCATTCGCGACGGAAGTCGCTTCCGCATTATCGATGTACTGCTGACGTGCCTTCTCCATTACTGCTATAAGCTTCTTGGCTGCACCAGCTTCATTACCGTAATTCTGCGTCGCGGTAGCCGAATAAGTGCTGTGAGCATCATATGTGGCCTTCAACTGATTCATCATCGAGTTGTAAGCCTTCGTACTGCCGCTCGCAGCCTTGCTCAGGTCAGTGGTCGAAACACCAAGCTTGTCGGCGGCTTCGGCAGTATTCTTGAATCCAGTTGTCCAATCATCCAACCAGCTCCAACCAGTCTCAGCATAATTACCGTCCTTGAACGCATCCTGAATCGCGGAAGCGACATTGGATAACGCGCCGGAAGCTTCGGCGGCCGAATCAGGAATCTTACCCAACGCTGTCGCAATATTCTCGGAAGCACGCTCAGTCGCCTGAGCTTTCGCATTGTAATCGGAATACGCTGCGACTGCTGCCGTAATGGCAGCCACACCCCAAGTCACCGGATTGGAAAGCGTAGACGCAAGCATCCCACCCAAACCAGACGCCACGGCCTTCACCTTGCCCATCGCGCCCTCAGCAGAGCCGACATTCGACACGAACTTAGAAACAGCGGGATTAGACGCCACCCACCCCTGCGCGACATTCTTCAACGTCACACCAGTACCGGCGGAAGTCACGCCCAACTCCATCAAAGCCTTCTGCCATTGCAACGACTTCATCGTGTTCTCAACCATGGCAAGCTTCACCGTGTCCAAAGCGGTCTTGCCAGCCTTGCCGAACGTGGCGAACACGCCCAACGCGGCCTGAATCGGTTCCGGCAACGCGCTGAAAGCCTTAGCCACAGCCTCGGCGGCGGTAGCGATAGCCTGAATCAGCGGAGCAGAAGCACGAAGAGAAGCAGCCAATGTGCCGCCGAATGTCTTAGACAGTTGCCCGACAGTCGAAAGCAGCTGGCTGAACATCGGACTCACATCGCCAACAGCGTTGAACACCTTCTGAAATCCGTTGGAAACGCCAGACGAGAAATCGGAAATACCACCGCTACTGTTCTTCAACAGGCGGCTCACATTCTTCGTGAACGAAGCAATCGTCCTACCGGCATCACCGAAAACATTTCCCACGGTATGCCGCAGAGAATAGCCAGCGTCACCAATCTCGGAGAATGAATCACGCATCGCGGACTGCGCCACTTTAGCGCCAACGGCCCACGACTTCAACGTGTCTTGGAACTTTGCCGAATTGACAGCCTTATCCGCCTTCTGCAACTCCTTGGAGAAGCTTTGGATGCCATTCTGGTCCTCAGCCAAAGCGGAATACAAGCCGGAAGCAATACCCATGAGCGCTTTCACGGAATTCTTCAAATATCCAGCCTGTTCAATGACACGCTGCATCGACTTCTCAATCTCACCGGACGCGCGAGCATTATCAACCCAACGTGCGAACTGATCCGCAAGCTCACTCACATACCGTGTGGCACGAGGGAGATACTGGCTAGTTGAATCGCCAAGATTCAGGAAAGCCTTGACAAGGCTCTCAACACCCGGTTCCAAATAAGTCAACGACTTATTCACATCGTTGAAAATGCTGGATACGACGCTTGTCTTATCGGCTTCCTTGACCATCTTGGTCATGCCGACGACGATTCGTCCCTCATGGTCGGCAAGAGTTGACATTTGGGGAATCAACGTGTCGGCAATGGAATCAGCCAACCCGCGAATTGCTGGACGGGCCTGACCGTAGAACGCGTTAACCACGCTGTCGGACAGCTTGCCCAGCTTCGTGGATGCAATGTCGATCTGCTCGCTCCAAGTGGCGCCCTTTTCGCCCCAAATCATCTTCACGGACGCATAGGCGGCGCCCAATCCGACGAGAGCGGCAGGAGCGGCCAATGCGGCCTTCGACATGGAAACAATCGAAGAGCCGACGCCGAGCACGCTACGGGACATGTTGATAGCGCCAGCGGAAACACCGGCGAACACGGTACCCAATGCGGAGAAGAATGGAACCTTCTCATCCAGCGAATCCATGAAATTCACGAATTTCTGGAATTGGTTGTTGACGGCGCGAAGACCAGTCGCGCCATACGTCATACCATCCAGCATTTTGCCGAAATCAGTGGCATGGAGTTTCGCGTAAATCTCGACGGAACGAGGACGGGTGAGCATGGCAAGATGAGTACGGGCACCAGCCGTTTTAAGGTCGATGTCCATTTCAAGCTTCTTATAATCTTCTTGAAGCTTCTTGGCCTTCTCACGCGCACGGGTCACATCCAAATCAAGATTGACCTCATAGTGGTAGTTCTTATCCTTGCCGGCATGGAACGCAGCAAGATTCAGCTTGTCGATGGCTGACCGGTAGTCGGTCTCGATGTCGTTCGGAAGACTGCGGAATTTCCGCTTCAACGCTTCAAGTTCGCGTTCCATGCTTTTCGCGCCGTCGAGATAGACCTTCGCATGGGCGTCCATCCCATCGACCTGCTTCAGACGCTTGGACACGTTCTCGAGAACGTTGACGACCTCGGAAACATCGTTGACGTCAACACGGATGTTCGCCTTGCTGTCATGCTTCAACTGCTGCATCGCATTGTCGAGCTGTTCGACGAGACGGTTGGCGCGAGCCATCGAGACATTGTTGGAACTGCCCAGAGGCTTGACCTTCTCGATCGCATCCTGCATACTGCGGATGTGCTTCTTGACGTTATCCAAAACGTCGATCTGCTTGTTCGCGTATGCCGTGGTCAATCGCGTGTTGCGTTTCACCGCATCCTGATACGATTTGCTTTTCAGCGTGACCTTGCGCCAAGCATCGCCACCATTGGCGATACGCTTGTTCATCGCGGAAACAGCCTTGTCGGAAGACTGAACTTGCTTGCGCATCGTTCGCAGATCACGCAAAGCGTCGGTCAGCTCGACTTTCGGGGATACTTTACGTTTATCAATGTCCCGAAGAACACGTTTCAGATCGGAGTCATCGCCACGAATCTCAACATTCTGGACGATGCCATCATCCTCGATACGCCTTTTCGCCGCACGCCAACGAGACATGTCAACGTCAGGCGTCACACGAACATCGAAATCGTCATCGGCGTACCTGGCGAGCTTACGGCGGAGTTCTTCGCCAAAACCCTTGGTGTTCGGATAAATATCAATTCCAACGGAACCGGCGAGATACTCCACCATAAGAACCCCTGTTTTTCAATCACATGCCCAGAAACGCCTTCATCGACTCGAAGTTGGCGGAAACACGCCTATCAACGCCATCGGCGGCGTGAGGGGGCATAATCGGTTTGAACTCAGGATGCTTGCCGTCCTTGAACTGCAATGTGCCGGAAACCAGCAAGCCGACCTGATTGTAAATACCCAACAGCAGACTCGTATCCTGAGTGAACCCGTGAAAACTCAAACCGGAATCACTCTCGGACTCGGCGCGGGCACGCTCATCAGGATGGTTCAGCAACCATTCCCGATACAACGACTCGTCATAGCCGGCAAGCCCGCCGATAAGGGTCAAAAGAAAACCGCCGTCATACTCATGCATGGCGGCGGGAAGATTCAGATTGTAGAACCTACGGAAATCACACGTAAGCTCTACTTTGCATTTCCGGTAGGCGTCCTTGACGCTTCGGATTTTCCCAAGGACGCACCATAGAATGCGTTAAGCAGCGTGAACACCTGCACCAGAACAGCCGGAGTCCTGCCAGTGACCCACTTGTGGTAGGCGTCAACATCCTTGGCGATCTTCTCGAAGAAACTATCGCTGGCAGCCACCATCCTGGCTATAGCCAGACTTGAATCGACATCATCGGAAGTCTTCTTGTGGAACACGCCGTAACTGTCGGACGCCACGGCATCGACGACCATGAAATCGCATGTCTGCGCCACGGAGAACTCATGAGCCGGAACGAACTCAGGGCATCCGGCCAGTTCCTCGTGCTGTTCGACGAACTCAGCCAGCGTGTCAGGAATCTCCGGAACGGTCTTAACGGTGTTCTTATCAGTTTTGGAAGCCATAATCTGTAATCCCCATCAAAAAACCCATCTGCCAATCGTTGGAAAGGATTGCCCCCGCACGGATGGGTACATGCGGGGGCAATGGGAAATCTCAGCCTTTCGAGGTCAAACCCGATACGGTCTGGGAGGAATTACCCGGATTCTTACCGCTGGAATCCGGGCTGGTTATTTTGACACGAACGTCTCCGGGGCGAAAATCTGGTACGCGCCAACCTCACCATTGGCACCGGCCTTCAGCACGCTAGTGGATTTCACGACAGCGTTGAAGCTGAACTCCGCGAAATCCTCATCGGCGAGACTGACGTTATCGAACGTGAAATCGGTCTCCGGCAGATACAATCCGAAGCTCAGCTTGTCGGAATCATCGTAGGCGAGAACGAACAACGCCAGATGCTGCACCACGGGCTGCAACGGCACGACGATGCCGCCCTGCTCGCCGGCCCAGCCGCCAGTGACCTTCGTAATGGTGGCCGAATCACCCTGCACGGACGCGCCGGACACGGTGATGGTCGGGGCCTCGGTAGAACTCTTCGCACCGGCGACAAGCCACGTGTCCTTCGTGGTGGTGTCCCCGCCATCCTTGCTGAAGCTGATCTTGTTGTTGTTGGAGGTATGGCCGATATTCTCCCAATTCACGACGGAACCGCTGCCAGCGGCGGCAACAGTGCCACTGTTCAACAAGAACGAGGAAACTTTGGTTGGAAGAGCGGTCTTCGCGGGAGCCGTGAACAACGTACCGCGAGACGCCTGAATCAGACCATCGGCATTAATAGCCATAATGGTGCCTTTCTACTTGAAATTGATAAAAGAAAAGGCCCGACCGATACCGGTCAAGCCTTGAACGAATCGCGGGCAGTCACAACAGCCGACAGCCCATACTCCTTGACGTTCTTGCCTTGATTCTCTTTTGAATCAGACTGCCTCTTCTGCGCCGTCACAGACACGGTGCCAACCGTTCCAGCTGTCGTGGACTCCTCGAACGGCCAACCCTGCACCGTCTTATACAAGTGACGTGCAAAACCGTGAGGATCGTTACAGTCAGCGGCCAAAACCGTGAACGTCACGCCGAAACGCCACAATCCACGGTCAAACTGTTCAGGAGCGGAAACATAATAGAGAAGAACCTGTCCACGTTCACCGTAAGCGTTCAAAGGCAAGTCAAGCTCGCTGCAAACCTTCACATCAGGCCACTCCTCGCACGGATACGCCCGATTCAACAGTTCATAAACCAACTGTTCCGCATCAATCGACTCACGAACATCAATGGCAAGACGCTGAAAAATGTTGTCCGTCACAATCTCACCCGACTCAACGAATCAAACATGATATGTTTTCCCGGAATACGCGCTCTCGGATCACGAGGCCCATACTTGTGCTCAAGCCACTGGTTGAAATAGCCGAACTCCAAATGCGGAGCGACCTGCGTGCCATCACGGCCCATGACGGACATGACAATCTGATGATGCCAGCCGACTTTGCGAACGGAAACCTCGATCCTATCCGCAACGCTTGAATGCGTAGCGGCCTCATTCGCCTTCGCGCGGACGGCAGACACGCTATGCACGGCGGCGCGGCGTGTAAGTTCCGGCCCATACATCTTCGCAATATCGGTAGCGACGCTACGTCGAACCGTGACCCTTCCCAACGCCACCCACCTCCTTCACCCATTCAGGCTCGGAAATGCCGCCATCAAGATAATCGCCAATAACAACACGACGTGCACGAACCTCCCAATGCCGGGAGAAACGAGAACCACTCCCACGCCACGTAGGAGCGCCGTCAGCATCGTAATAATCGCCCTTATACCAGATCCGGGAATAAATGTCGCCGGGCCATTCCCTCGCAATAATCTGCAAAGGAGTGACCTCTTCCAAACCGCCGGGGTTATCCGAAGATGGCGTCTTATCCTCAGCTCCAGAAATAGAGAACATGCCAGCCTGTTGCGCACGCCCCTCAACACAGCAGATGACCTTCACCGGATCGCCAGTCTGCACATACTGGCCGCCGTGCGCGTCCTGAACATGCTTGCGAGGAATCACAACGACATAATCCGTGTCGAACAGTTGTTTCTGACCACCGTAATGGGTTTGGTCATCCTCGTAGAGGTAATGGCGTTCATTCGTATCATCGTCAAACAGAAACGCCATCATCAACCTCCATAACCGGGGTCGAAACCAAGACTGATGTGTGACATCGTGCCAGCGGATTCAGCGAAACCATTCAGAATTGACTTCTCAGCTTTCGACAAGAACAGCCGGGGACTTGGATCATAGCCGGGCTGATTCTGCTGCGGATCATGCTCCGTGTACGAGTAAGAACCGTTCGCTTCGGTTTTGAACCGGTTGAAACGTACTACGCGCAACACCATTTCGCATACGACCGACGCGAAATCACTTTCAGAGAGACGCCCCTTCTTCAAGCGCGTCCGAACAATCGGGCATTCGCTCAAACAGATGAGAGCGGCCTTGCGGCATTGAGCGGAAATCCAATCAGTGTCGAAATGCTCTTTAAATGAATCCGCGTCGGCGGAACCGTAGACGCGCATATACTTCAACCAGTCGATGTTGTCGATGATTGCCGTGCTCATACGCGCCTCCTACATCATGCGGCCAGTACAGTGGCCTTCAAGGTGCTGTTGGACTGCACTAGAACCGGCAATGCAGTACCGTTCACGTAAGCCTCGTATCCCGGAGTCGAAGACGGAGTATTCAGCACGGCTCCGATAGGGCCAGCGTTCTTCTCACGGCTGATGCCATATGCAGGAGTCTGAGCTTCAGCGGTCGGCCCCAACGCGGTGTAACCCATGTTCACGTCACCGAAAGCCGGAATCAGCAGGATGGTGTTCTCAGGGAAGAAGCTCTTGACGCCGCCCGGAAGAGTAATCTTGGACTGGCGGGCGAAATCACGATACCTTTCGTCAACAACGTAAATATCCTGAATGCCGGTGTACAGGCTCAAAACGCTCTTCACATCATTCTCGGAAACAAGAGTCGGAAGGGTGGAACCCTGACCACGGAACAAGTAGTTGATGATGGCCGCGTTAGACATCAAAGCGTTCACAACCTTACGGGTGGTGACCATGATGGTAGGACGCGCACCCTTCTTATCGTCGATAAGGTCGGACCATGCACGCAAATCCTTGACCGGATCACCAGTCTTGTCCCAAGTCTTCGTAGATGCCAAAGAAGTGGATAGTGCCGAATCACGCGCATAATCCCAAGCTGCATCCTCATTGGATTCTGTGATGCCGAGCTTCGCGTCAACAGCGACAGCCACACGCGCCTTCTCCAGACGGTAGGCCAATTCCTTGCCCAACTGAACGAAATAATCGCTCAGAGTGGTCTTCAAATCTCCGTTGGCCATGGAAATGTTGCCATTTGCGATGTCCTTTTCGGACACGCGCATACGCTTACGCAACGGCAGCATGGAAGTGTAGGACAGCTTCTCACCGCCAACAGTACGACCATACGGTGCCTCAGCATCCCAAGTGGAGAACTTCATCTCATCAACCTCAGGATCATCCTGATTCGGAGTCCATTCGACAGACAAGCCGGTGAACTGGTCCGGCAGGATGGAAGCGAACGGCAAAGCTGCCGTAGTTGTCTGATAGGCTCCCAGCACGATGGCGGAAGCCTCGTCGGGAGTAATGATGTCCTTATTCAACAGACTCATTGAAAAACCTTCCTAATATGCGAAAACCCGCCATGATGGGCGGGTTTCAAACGGGTAGAAACTAAACTCAGTCAGTATGGCTGGTGTCACTTGGATGCGGCGGCAGTTGCCGGATTCAACACGGTCACATGCGGAGCTGCGGCGCCCTTGTCATAATCAAGGAACAATCCCTCCAACTTCGCCTTGCTGAAATCAACGGTGTACGGCAGATTCTTCTTATCGATAACACCCATGTAGCGGACGCCGACAGTCGGATACTGATCCTCGAAACCGGTACGAGTGAACTGCACATGCACCTGAGACTCCAAGAAGCCGATAATCGTGCCATTACGGCCATCGACGGCATTCGGATCGTACGGGCCATAGTTATTGGTTCCAGTAATCTGAGCCAGCGGAATACCGGATTTAGTCCAAGCCTCGTAATCATCGTCGGTAATGGACGCGAAGTAATCGTTCTCATGCGACTTATCCTTGGCGAACGTAGCCAAGTCAAGCTGCGCTTCACGCACACCATCGGTGATACGATTGATAAGCCAAGACTGGTCATCCTTCGGAGCGGTCTTGGCGACAGTATGAACCATCTGATTGGCCATATTTATCTCCTTATAAAACTATTTCTTGATTTCGGAATGCTTCACGCCGTAGTTGTAAGCGTCGGAAACGCTTGACTGCGGCTTGCACACATGCATGTTTCTGCTCTGCAACTCCTTCACCAACTCCGGCGATGGCTCACATGGAGCATTCCCGTCATTCTTTTTCTGCCCCGCTTCAACCGTTTCAGTTTTGCTTGGCATGAACTTCACAAAAGCGTCAGCCCATTCGGAAATCTTTTCCGGCTCAGTCTCCCCACACAAAGTGTCGAAAGCCTCGTCGGTAATCTCTGGATGCAGCTTCTGCGCCTGCAAACGGGCTATCTGCACATTCGCCTTGGCGAGAGCGCTCTCAGTGTCGGCAAGCTTCGCTTCGGCGGCATTGGCACGATCACGATTCTCATACATCTTCTGCTCGTTCTCACGGGCCTGATGCTTCCACATGCCAAACTTCTCGGAAAGGTCATCCGCACCATTCTTTTGAGCCACCGTATTAGCGGTTACAGGAGAAGTGGCAGTGTCCTTCGGCTGCGCGGTCACGCCCGTTTCAGGCGCATTCGTAGATGCCGCCGTTTCAGCGGTATTGGTATTTTCATCAGCCATTAGGCTTGAATCCTTTCAATAGTGTTATGCGGCTTCGCCAAGCATCGACCGCATCTGGTTGAGCATGGTCTTCTGCCATGCCATAGCCTGTTTCAAATTCTTGGAAGGCTTGAACGTGAACGTCCTACCCTCATAGCGGAAAGTCACCGGCTTACCAGCCTTCTGCACTTCCTTGTAACGCCGATTGAACTCGATTGCCCGATTCTCCATACGACGGCACTGAGCCAACGTGGATTTACGGTCAGGCGTATGCCAAGCGTCAGAAGCCTTCGACGGAACTGGACTGGGCGCATCCTTCGCATCCTCGGCAAGAAGCACAGGGCCCAACTCGCCATGAGTAATGGTCTTGACCTTCACCTGCTTCAACGCGGACGCGGTAGTACCACCAGCCTCGGCGTACAAGCGTTTCAAATCCTTCTGATTCAACTGGAAACCCGGATCGTAATCACTGCCAGCCGGTGCCACACCACAATGACAGTTAGCGTGCAACGGCAACAAGTCAGCCGTCGAATACCATCGGTCAGCCGCCACCACGCACAAGCCACAAGAACCCGTCTTGGACAGTTCGGGATGTAACACCCTGCGATACTCCAACACCTTGCTATCCTTGTACCGTTCAAGCGTGGCGCTCGTCTGCGCCCTCGAAACATCCTCGTCAACAGTGGTCTGCAAACGGTTGAACGCCTGTTCAATCCACTTATCAACCTCGCTGAATATCTCATCGGTCTTGCTAGGCCACGTTTCAGGACGAATCGTGGGGTTTTTCACCGCAAGACTCCGATACGTGTCAGCCGGACGTTGCGCCACAAGCCACGGATCGGTATTGTCACGAGGAAACACCAAACTAGGCACATCCCCCTTCGGAGTGACGCCCACAAGCTTCAACGTCTCATTCGCATAGGAGACGCCCAAACGGCGCACCTGCTGAATCAACGCCATCTCCAACAACGCCATACGGGATGCGACGGCAAACGTCATACCATCATTCCACCAGTCAGCGGGCGTCAGCATGTCCCACATTCTGTGGGCTTGACTCACATACTGGTTCACCAGCGTTGCACGAGCCTGTTCAAGCGTGTTAGACAACGATTCAAGCGACTTACCGGCCATCAGGACTCGGACTCGCCTTCATCGACAAGCTCACCCTCGACGTTCGGCAAACCATCCACAGCGGACTGGGTTTCATCATCCCAACCCGTAGCCGGTTCCACAGCAGCAACAGGCTTCGCATTACTCTTATTAGCCTGGCCGGAAATGTTGAACTGGTCTGCAAGACGGTTCATATCATCCTCCGACACATCCTGAGCGGTGAAGCCCATCTTGTGCGTGAGAATCGTCCTACGCGCCAACAAGCCACTCTGATACAACAACTGGCAAGCCTGAGCCTGTTCCAGCGAACTGGTCGTGTCCATCGGCTTCCACACCATCTCAAACTCGGACGCCGAAGCATTCGCGGTTTTAGACGCGGCCAAAGCCATACGCACCATACGCACGATAGGCTCAGAATCCAACTCGTTCATCGTCTGCACTTTGAACTTCAACGTCTCACGCTTCAACTCAGCACCATTGGCGGAACCCTGCACGTCAGGCGAAAGAATATCCAACGGAATGCCAGCTGCGGAAGCCAACTGCTTCACATCAGCCATGATGTTGTTCTGCAAAGAACCGGTATCAGTGGTCTGAGACTCCCAAATATCAACACCATCAGGAAGCTTCCACAACGCCGCAGGGCCAACCGCGAACGTGGATGCCAAATCAATAGGATCACCAGCCTGCTTGTCGCCGTCGATGACTTCCTGATCCTCTTCAGTGTACGTGGTTGGAACGGTGCCCTTGATGGCACGCTGTCGGAATGCTTGCATCATCGTGATGCACAAACGGTCGAACGTTTCACGGTCGATACGTTTCAGCATCGGCAGATACGGCTCGAACAATCCCTGCCCGTCAACCGTGCTCAAACGTACGATAGGGAGCGAATCGCATCCCTCCGCATAAGAGAAATCAGATGCTTGTGAATCCTCAGCCCACTCCCAATCGCTACCAGGCTCCCAAGCTTTCGCATCAGACGCGAACTTAGCAACCGACGAAACATCGTTAGGATCAACAACGGAACGATCATGTTCACGTTGTGCCGTCTTGGAATACACTTTCGTCGTGGTCTTGCTGTCATCAACAACAAGACGATACAATCGAATGACTTCCTTGTTCTCGCGGTCCAGATACGTGTATTGGATAGCAGCAGTCTCACCAACATCCATCCAGCATTCCCAAGGGCTGAGAGGCGTGATGAATCTCCCACGTCCAGCATTGGAAACCAAGCCAAACGAGCATCCGTAATCGCCTTTGTCTGGCAGCATATTGCGACGAAGAATAAAATTCAGGCCGCATTGTTTCGCCATCCTATCGGCATCAGTATCCTTCAACGAGGAATCCTCGACCTTACGGAAACCATTAGGCTGCTGGCGGTCGGTCACGCTCTCACTGATACGACGGGCGAGATTCACAACACCCAACTGGCGCATCAGCTTGTACACTGGGGCAGCGTTCGGATCAGTGCCTTGAGGCACACTGTTCGCATCCACCATCTCCCTGCCATCCTTGAACAGTTTCAATTCGGCAAGATACGGCAGACGAGCGCCCCACTCCCGCGCCAGATTGGTAATGACGTAAGCATCATCGTCATCATCGGAAGCGTTCTTAATCATCAACGAGTCAGACACTCGAAATCACCACCTAGTAGATTCTCATCGGAGCGGAACGGCGTTTAACCTCAGCCAACTCCAAATACTTTCCACGAGCCGTATAAGCCAACAGGCCAGCCATGCACGCATCAATCTTGTCCGGCGAATTAGGAGACTCCTTATAAATCGCATACCCAGTACGGGTCTCACGCCTACGCGCATTACGGAAATGATTCACCAACCGCGGATCAGCAAGCAACGCGATATCATCCTTGACCGGTTTGCTTTTCTTATCCGGCTCCGTATACGGGTAACGGAACGCTGTATGCGCGTTATCCAACGCGACCTGCATGTCCTTATACCAGTTGTTAGTCCAGAACTTGATCTTGTCGCCGCTCTTACGCGGACCGACCTTCAACTTCTTCCCGTAATCCTTCTCCCAACCGCCAATCATCTGCTCGAAATACGCGACATCAGCGAAGAAGCCGACCACATTGTAGTTGTCCATCATCCAACGGGCCATGCCGTCGAACGCATCACGGTTCACACGCCAAGTGGCCTTCTCAGGCCCATCAGGAGCGGACTCCAACTTGATAAGGAACAACATGCCATCGGACACGCGGCAACCCACAAGTGCCGTCGAATCATCCGACACGGAACCATCGAACCCCAACGTGATAGGCTCACGTTTCGTCACGAACCGTTGCCACGCGCCATCCAAACGAATCGAATTGAACGCGGTGTGCATTTCATCCCGATACAGCATGTGGGATTGAATGTCGGACTCCGTAAGCCAAGCATCATGCACGCTCGACAAAGTGTTGAAATAGTAGCGCATCGAATCCGCAGGGTCTGAATCAGGCTGGTAAATCTGATCCATCTGACCATTCAGGTCAATCCACCCATCCTTCGACGGGCCAAGCTCACCATCCCAATACGTGTGCCCCTCGGGGTCAACACCATCAGCATTCAACACGGTCATACGACCATCCGGCAATATCAGATGATCCTTACCGTCCGAACTCTTCGCACTCGCACCATACGCGACCTGCAAGGCGCGGAGAACCTTCTTCTCGTCAGCGAAATCATCCAAGTCGATGTTCGCATACACATGGTCGAAGTAGATGCCGCTACGATGCTTGATTTTGCCCGAAGCGGTATCCCACGCATACTTGTACGATGTTTCAGCGATGGACTCTTCGCCCGGCTTGTACATGGTGGACGTTTCAAGAATCCACGGGTCTGCATCACCTTTACGTTTGCCGAGGTTACGTTGAACGGTCTTGTACATGTTGCGAAGCTTGTTCGTGTTGTACAAGTGGGTTTCATCACAAGCGGCGAACGTTTCCAAACCGCCATCCTTGGACGCGGCACCACTCGTGGTGGGAACAATCTCCCCACCCTCCGGCAAGCCGATACGGGTACGACCAACATCAAGGCCGACACCCTTCAACTGGCTTAAAGGGCCTTGATCGCAGTTGTAGTAAATCGAATCGAAAATGTTACCAGTCTGACCTTCGGCGGTAGCCAAGCAGAGAATCTGCGGCATCTGCACCATACGTCCAACAGGCTCACCCTTCGCATACGGGTAGACCTCGCCCAGAAACTCGTAAGTCTCCCCTTCTTCCGCCCAATGGTCGAACCTGCAAGGAGCCAAACCCTCGAACGCGCAAATGCCAGCGGCCTTACCGGACTTGTTCTTACCCTTCGCACGCGAATAAAACACACGATTGAACCGGCGGGTACCCCACTCGGTCAACGCATAAGCGTGAAGCATGAACACGTACTCGTCCATGTCGAACGCCTCAGGCAAGCCAACACCGCCACCACGACCAACACGGAAGAAAGTCTCAATCCACCAAACCGCGAACATTCCCATCGAACGAGTCAAATCCTCGCCATGCAATTCGGGAATGCGCGTATGCATCAGGCACCACCATCAATGACACGCAAACCCAATGCGGAAGCACGCTGCCTGTTCCGTTGAACGTTACGAGCACCCTCAGTATCGCCCTCATACGCGGAAGCCTTCATATCGTCAGGCTGCGGAGCATCGAACTTCAACCTCACACGAGCTTCGGGTGTAATGCCCAACGTGGCCTCACGCTGACGAATCTCGGAAGCCAACATCCAACGGCCCTTAGTCTTCGGACGCCAGAAATCATCCTTCAACAACGCCAAATCCTGAACCGCGTACCAGTCGGCCTCAACACCCATACGCTGAGCCAACGGACTGACACGAAGCGACTCATACCACTTCTTCGTCCGTTCAAGCCACTCCTGCCCATCAGGGCGAACAGCAGGAAACTCCAAACCCATCGGACTATCAGGCGCACGAAGAATCGGATTCTTCGACTTCTGCGCACCACGACCATTACCAGCCACAGCCAGCCTCACAATCCGCCCGTTTCAGGCAATACGCGAAGCTAGGACGTTCCACCCTCGCAACGCTTGTGAACCAGCAGACGATTCGCCAAAGTCGCACTATGCGACTTCTCCAACGGAACCTTCCACACGAAAGCGGCACCATCGGCACCACTCGAACCAACATCAACCAGCTCATGGCATTTCGCGCACAAGCCGCCACACTTCTCAACCACCTGAGAATCAGTAAAAGACTCAACAACAAGCTCGGACTCAAGCTCGGACACGTCAACCGGACGCACGTACATAGTCGTTTCAGGCTTCACCGGCAACGACTTATCATCATCACGAGCACGCTTATACGCCACACGGCAACGCCCAGAACAAAACAACTGGTCGGAACGCTTCGGATCAAACCACGTATGGCATTGAGGACACATGCGCTGACGCAACGGCTTCAGCGGAGACCCCGAATAACGGTCACGGTCGTAATGCGAACGACACAATCCCTTCGCACACACCGGATTAGCGCAACCGGCAACCGCGCACATGAACTCATTCACTTGAAAGCCGGGTGAGAATACCAACGCTTCTCCCTCCGACTCCTACCCTTCGCACGACGAACCTCAGCAGACTCACCCTCGGTCTTCCGCTGATGATGCCAACGACACAACACCCACAAATTCTCAGGACGATCATCATCATGGACGGGATTACGAACCTTATGGTCAACCTCATTCCCATACCGTCCGCACAGGCGAACATTCCCGTAATCATCCTTGACCGGCCACTGGCACCTATGCCCATCCCGTTCAAGAATCATCGCACGGACACGCGGCCAATCAGGATTGAACCGTTCATCACGATGGGAACTAGACCACGCCACAATGCCTCCACAAAAACAGGGTTGGCCGGTGCTGAGCAGGAAAACACGCCAAAGGGGAAACATCCCAGCAGGAAAAGTTCTCAGATCAACCAACCCAAGTGCTCCGGGAGGGATTCGAACCCTCACACCCTACAGGTAGCGCATTTTGAGTGCGCCGCGTCTACCATTCCGCCACCAAAGCAAAAGAACAAGCGTCCCACACTCCACCCACAACAGGAGCATGGGACGCTCGTTCAACCCCCAGAGAGCCATAAGGAACCAATGGCATCATCACAATGGCTTTTTACCGCCAGCCACGGCGCGCGGATGCTGAGGGAGTCGAACCCCCGAACCGTTCCCGGTCGCCACCTTAGCAAGGTGGTGCAATAAGCCACTCTGCCAAGCATCCAAAATGCAAGAGCCGCCGCAGCGACTCAGGAGACTGTTCCCGCAGACTAGGCGGGTCAGCTAAAACTAGAGCCGCCACAAGACGACTCCGAAGACCTTTCCCACAGCCTGTGGGTAGGCTGAGCACAGCATGTTGGACTCGAACCAACATCGACGGTTTTGGAGACCGTAATGCTACCGGTTGCACCAATGCCATATACCCGACTTAGTTAACGTCCAAGTCGGAAAGACGTTCGGCATGGTGGAATGGGCTTTACCACCAACGGCAAGGAACGTGAAACATCTATGCACCCGTTTGGCCGTGCCTCCCCTTCGGTCATCAACCACCTGATTAAGGCAGGGAGCCTCTTATCCCCCACATGTTCCAGCGGAGATATTCGAGCAATGCCATCGATCTCATAGGCAGCTACCCCATGAAACCTAGAGCAAACCCCGGGAATCGAACCCGGCAACCAAAAGGCTGTGCCAACAGGATTGCAGACCAGCCCAAAATAATAGGTACGAGTCCATGTAAGCCACGTCCGGGATAGACTGGTCGGATTCCACTGCTGACTGCATCACACCTAGGATACTCACGCTACGCGCAATGAGTGATAGCAGCCAGATATCGATGCGGACCCGAGCTGCGCTCTACCACCATCAACATCAATCCAAGGAACATTATACACAATATGTAGGGTGCAGAAACGGTTGCAACCACTAAATATGTGAAGACTTCGTAAGTAACGGGTAATCCAAAAATGTTCCAGCGAGCATTCAGCGTCAGCACTAGAGAGCAAGCGGCCTTGCTTTTTGCGCCGGGGGGACATTCCCTCACGGGGGTGTTTGTTGCATGGTGCAACGTTGGTACGTCTGTACGATTGTGTTTTGGCGTGTCGTGTGGTATCGCGCGGGCACGTTCCTTTGTATGCGATCGTGGCCGTGCATGTCGTGGCCACGTCGTGCCCTGGACGTCGTGCCCGTCGTGGCCGTGGCGCCCTTGGGTGTGGCTGTGGCCGTCGCGCCCTGGGCGTCACGCCCGCCGTGCCGTGGCCGTGACGTGGCGGCGTGGTTTTTCGTCGCCGTCATGTGGTTGCGACACGCCGATGAATGCTAGTGTTTGCAATGGTTTATGTGGTGTCTGTGTTGTCTTGGTTTGCTATCTGACTAGATAGCGTATATAGTGAGAGCCATCAAGCAAACAACAACGAAGAGAAAGGAAAGATACAGCAGCGGATACGCAGACCGGGACGGCAACCCGGAAGCCCCGAAGAATCGGCGGCATGGACGTTTGACAACTGAAGAGTGGACGCGACAATGACGCGGCGGAATGCGACTAGGCATGATGCACCCTCACATTATGCAAGGCTGAACCGTCGTCGAGTCGCTAACGTGGCGCGGTGTCCGGCATGGAATTGTCCCGCGCTGTCTGAGTGGTCTACGATGGCCTTAATCCAAGTTAGGAGTAAGGGCCATGAGTTTGAAAGAATTAAGGATGAAGCGCGGTCTAACGCAACGTGAGTTAGCGCAACGTAGTGGCGTGCATCATGTCGAGATTGCGCAGATTGAGACAGGCAAACGCAATGTTCGGGCGGTGTCGCTTGATACTGCACTGCGATTGTGCGATGCTCTCAAGATCGCTAATCCGCGCAAATTGCTTGATTCTGATTCTAAGTCTTCGGCGGAGTGATCCGCCACAGGGCTAGCGTAGTCTTTATGGCACGTCTAGCCTACGAATGAGTAGAGCCGGATAGTTGCAGCTATCCGGCTCGATTGCTCAGTAAATGTATCCAATCAATTAACCAAGCGGCTCTAAGTCTAGCAGAGCCGCTAGATAGGAGTATCTAAAATGAGTTTCGCAGATGATTACCGCAGTGAGGTGCGTTCTTCCATCGTTGACAATCTGGCTACCATGGCGGAAGACGAAGGCGTTACTCCTACTGTACAGTGGTGTGACAACCGGCGTGATGATATTCTCCAGGTGGTAACTGGCGATGATAACGGATCGTGGACATGCAACACGGCCACGTCAATCGAAAACATTAATGGCGTCATGTTTTCCGCTGATTGGAATGGATTCATCCACAGTGATTACGCTTATGACGCGCCGCTGGATGATGCGGAGAAACTTGAGGTTTTCTATCGCACTTGGCTGTGCTCTGAAGAGTTTGACAATGCGGTTTCCGAACTGCTTGCGGAGTGAGGCGTGACGATGTGCAGTAAGTGCGGTTATGCGGATCGTTATCCGTATTATGGCCTACCGGTAACGCCTGAATCCAGCAAGCTGAGGGATGAGGCTGAACGTTGCCGTGAGAGCGCCTTGCGCTGTTTTATTGCTGAAAGCGACTGTGATAATCCGAAACGTGCTGATGCGTTGTGGCGTGAATCGTGTCGCAAGAGTGCTGAGGCGTGTTTCTTGTGCAGCAATGCGCGACGGTTGGAATTGGAGAGCGCTTTACAATGCGAGGCCATCGAATATCCCAATTGTCCTAATCGCAAGCGTATGCGCTGACTTGTTCCAGGCTTTCGGGCGTGAGCCTATCAATCACGCCCATATAGCCCGTTCGGGCATTACATTCCAACACAATCGAGGTGCTTTAAAAATGTCTTTTGTTACAGTTGATTTTCCCGATATTCGTGAATCTGATTCCGCAGAGTATGCGTATCTCGCCAACGTGTACAACACTACGTATTCACACAATCAAAACGCTTGGCGTTCGCCTGATGAAAACAGGCTTGACGGAACCACGTATGCCGCGTGGTGGTTGATGGATGAATACTATACGCGCGGTGAACATGCCATGATTGGTGAGTGCCGCCGCCTATTAACGAAACGTTGCCGTGCGGAACTGCACAGCGAACACAATAAAGAGTTTTGCGCCGGATTCTACACGGTTGTTGATTCCGTTCTTTCCAAGTGAGGTGTTCGCAATGCGTCAGAAGATTACTCTGCTTGTTGCCGTGCTTGTTGGCCTGTTGGCTTTCGGCGTGGCTTGTTCCCCAACGCTTTCCGATCAGCCTGTTGCCGATCCGCATGGTACGCCTGAGCAGCAGTGGACGTGGTGGCGTGAGACTTATGCCACGAAGGATTACGGCCAAGCTGACCTAGCGAGCTACCGTGAGTTGTCCGACATTCCGCAGTGCGGCATGGAGGACGGTAGCACTTCGGACGGTTACGA